ACTGTATGACGGAAGTTGGGTTTTGGAAAGACGATGCGCAGGTTGTAAGAGAGACTGCGGAAAAGAGCTGGGTGTACGAAGACGAATGTGGAATACTCATTGAAGTAAATCAGCTCGGCAAATTCACGGAGGAGGTTATTAACAATGGATAGCGTAGGAGTTAGAGGTTTGGCGGCAGCAATCGTGATGCAAGCACTAACGGACTATAAACAGTGCGTGAAAATACATAAGACCTATCCCGAAGGCTCGATAATGCGAAAAAAAGCCGAAGCAGAAATGGAGAGCATAATGGACTTTGCAAAAAGCGGATGGTTTCTCGATTTATCGATTATACCGCAGTCGAAATTCATAGCGAAATTGAAGGAGTTAGAGAAGTAATGACAAAGGAGGAATACTTGTCGCAGGCAGCAGTGCTTGGGCGGCAGATAGCAAAGCTAGAAATGAATATCGGCTTTTACAGAGAAGCAGCTTGCTCTACGGCAAGTTCCTCAAATGACGAACCGAGGGTAAGTAAAAGTCGAAGCACTGATGCGCCGTTTACGAAAATGGTTCATAAAGTAATAGAGCTTGAATCGAAGGTTGCAGAACTCAAAGAGAAAAAGGATAAACTTCAAGCCGAAATATTGGTTGTCATTGAAGCCTTGGATAACGAGGATTACAAGGCACTGTTGATACTTCGGTATTTGCAAGATTTAGAATGGGGCATAGTTTGTGCAAAACTCTCGATTGCGAAAACGACAGCTATGCGTTGGCATAGGGGAGCATTGAAAGATATCAACATCCCTGAATAGAAAAGGCATGTTATAGAAGAGTTCTTAAACTTTTCTAAAAACTTTCTAAAGAATTTCTAAAAACTTATGTCTTTCCTCTTTACATTCAGCATAGGATGTAGTATAATTGATTTACATAATAGGTAAATCGGTTAGGCGAATGGATATTGAATATGCAAACAACAAAGTCGAAAAGGTTTTGACTGATGCCAAGCAGCTAGTAAAAAAAGTAGGAAGTGATACTGCGAAGGCGATAATTAAAAGAAAAAACCAGTTAGAAGCCTTTTCTCAAATAGGAGAGCTGATGCGAAGTGGTATAGATAACCCACATTTGCTCGAAAATAATTTATATGGATGTATTGGATGGTCTGTATCTGGTAACTTAAGGTTTATTCTAGACATTGGGTTAGAAAAGGACGAAAAGTATAGCCAAGAAATGTATCTTAAAGAAAAAATAACTGTAAAAGGAGTGATGGATTATCATGGCGGTAAAGATGAGTGGATTATCTCTTGAGTTGTTATCCCATCCTGGGGAGACGCTGAAAGAAGTTCTGGAATCTAATAATATGACGCAAAAAGAATTGTCTGCTCGTATAGGAATTACTCCGAAACATCTCAATTTGATAATTTCGGGGAAAGCAGATATTTCTACCGAAACAGCATTTAAATTAGAAAAAGTATTTTCATTGTCGGCTTCTTTCTGGAATAACTTGCAAAGACAGTACGATGAAGATAAAATGGCTATTTTGGAAGAACAACAAATTTCAGAAGAAGAAAAGAGTTTATATGATGCGGGCGTTTATTCTCAAATTGTCTCGTATGGATACTTGCAGAGGGAAACCAAAATTGAACGTAAGATAATACAATTGAGGGATTTCTTTGGAGTATCAAATCTTTTGAATGTAAAGCCTACAATTTATGCGAATGCATTATTTCGTAAATCAATGAAGGTTACAACTAATGATTTTGCATTGGCTGCGTGGATGAAAATCTGCGAGATTGAAACGGATGCAATAACCGTTCGCTCTGGTTTGGATATTGATAAACTGAAAAGTAAATTAGGCGAAATTAAGAGTCTTAATACGCTTGATCCTAATGTCATAGTTGAAAATTTGGAGAGAATTTTTGCTGAATGTGGGGTGGCATTTGCTGTTGTAAAAAACATTAAAGGCGCGCCTGTTCAAGGTTTCATCCGTAAGATTAATAACAAAGTAAGGTTGTGCGTAACTTTGCGCAATAAGTATGCCGATATATTCTGGTTTACTTTATTCCACGAAATAGGGCATTTGCTTGATACGCAAAATGAATTCTTTGTTGATTTTCATTCGGTTGACCGTGGTGTAGGTGCAGAAAAGATTGCTGACGATTTTGCAACGCAACAATTAATCGATAAAGCTGCTTACATTCAATTTGTAAGAGATGGGGATTTCACTCGACCTTCTGTACAAAGATTTGCGAATGACAATGGGTTGCTTCCAGGAATTTTGGTTGGAAGGCTTCAACATGATGGATATTTAAATAATTCACAACTTAATAATATGCGTGTTCAATATGTTTGGGCATCATAATTTAATTAATCTTTTTGAGCCGTTCAGTTTTTGCTGAATGGCTTTTTTTATTTCCGTAAAGTCGGCACTCGATGGTACTTGAATGGCACTTGGGTGGCACCTCAATGGCACTTGTGCGACACCTTCCTTTATGCTAAAATGGTATCGTGGAAAATCACACAGAGGCTTGTGGGCGAAAGCTCATGAGCCTTTTTCTATGCAATGAAATGCGCATAAAATTTTAGCGCATTCTTTTGGAGGGCAAAAATGCCGCACAAACCGAAAAAACCGTGCGCCTTACCTGGCTGTCCCAACCTTACGGACGAAACCTACTGCGAGAAGCACAAGAGCCAGGCGGCGAACAGCTATAACAAATTTCAGCGCAGTCCCGACCATAACAAGAAGTATGGAAGGGAATGGAAGCGCATCCGTGCAAGGTACGTTAAAGCACATCCGCTTTGTGAGAGATGCCTTGCAGAAGGGCGGCTGACACCCGTGGAAGAAGTTCACCACATCTTGCCCGTCAACCGAGGCGGCTCGAATGCAGAAAGTAACTTGATGAGTTTGTGCAGAAGTTGCCACAATAAAATCCATATTGAACTTGGTGACCGCCATCCCTCCGAGCGTTAGAGGGTAGGGGCGGTCAAATCTCTGTGTGCTTTTACTTGGGCATCGGCGTGGGGTTTCTTACGCAAAAACGTCGAAATCAAAAGGGTAATTAAAGCCTAGCTGATTTCCAAAATAATTCCCGCTCAAAGGTCACAATTTCGATGCCTTTGGGCGAGAGAAAGGAGGTGGCTTTGTGCCAACAAAATCGAATAATATCGGCGGAAAAGGCGGTGCAAGAAATGGTGCTGGCAGAAAGCCGAAGCCTGCCATTGATAAACTTGCAGAAGGCAGTGGCAAAACAATTAAGGTTCTGGATATTCCCGACACAGAAGGTGTGGAGATGCCCGAACCCCACGAGTTCCTTTCCGCAAAGCAGAGAGACGGTGGTGAACTGCAAGCCAAGGAAATCTACACTGAAACTTGGCAGTGGTTGAAGAAGATAGGATGCACGGCAATTGTGTCTCCGCAACTTATTGAGCGATACGCTGTCTGCGCTGCGAGATGGATTCAGTGCGAGGAGATGACGAACCAACTCGGTATGCTCGGTAGGCATCCTACCACGGGTAAGCCGATACCTTCGCCGTTCATTAATATTGGCATTCAGTACATGAACCAAGCCATAAGGCAATGGAATGAAATTTATCAAATCGTCAAGGACAACTGCACGGTTGATTATTCGGGCGCGAACCCACAGGACGATTTGATGGAAAGATTACTTAACACCAGGAGGAAGTAACAATGTTTGAAAAAGTAAACCCTAGTCATCCCGATAAGGTGGCAGACCGAATTGCGGGAGCGATAGTTGACCTTGCGTACAAGAACCAGGACAATCCCAAGATTGCGGTTGAAGTCCTTATCGGACACGGCAAGTGCCATATAATCGCAGAAAGTTCGGTGTGCTTGGCAACGTCGGAAGTCAAGGAACTCGTAAAACGCATTGCGGGTAATGTCGCTGTGGATTATGTTGAAGTGCCGCAAGACAAGCATCTCGCAGAGAACCAGGCGGATGGTTTCCGCTGCGGTGACAACGGCATATTCAGGGGTGTACCGCTTACAAAGGAACAGAAAGAACTCGCAAGAGTGGCAAGAGAAATCTATGCTGCGTATCCCACTGACGGGAAATACATCCTGAATGGCGAAAGGCTCATTATTTGCCAAAGCCAAGCGAGAAGCACGGAACTTTCAAGCAAGTATAAAACGGCAGAGGTCAATCCGCTTGGAGATTGGTTTGGTGGCACTGATGTTGACACGGGCGCAACCAACCGCAAGCTCGGCTCGGATATGGCGGACTCGGTAACGGGTGGTGGCTTGCATGGTAAGGACTTGTCGAAGGCGGATGTGAGCGTGAATGTGTATGCATTCATTAAAGCACAGGAAACGGGAGTACCTGTGGAACTGTGCTGTGCAATCGGGGACGAGTACATAGACGGAAAACCTTATAACGAAATCGTGGAGATTGCTAGGGAGTTCATCTTCGACCTTGGCGGTTTCGAGAAGTTTGCAGAGTGGGGGTTGGTGTAATGAATACGACTACCGAACTCACGCTTGTCGCAACCGATAAGCTCGTGCCGTATGCGAACAATGCCAGAACCCACAGCCAGGAGCAGATTTTGAAACTGCGTTCTTCGCTGCGTGAGTTCGGCTTCATTAACCCAGTCATCGTTGATAGGGATTTGACCATCATAGCAGGACACGGCAGAGTTATGGCGGCGAAAGCGGAAGGCATCAAAGAAGTACCGTGCGTGTTCGTTGACCATCTCACCGAAGCGCAAAAGAAAGCATACATTTTGGCGGACAACCGAATGGCGCTTGATGCGGGTTGGGATGAAGAACTCTTGCGTGTGGAATTGCAGGAGTTGGAAGGTCTCAACTTCGACCTTGGTCTTACGGGTTTTGACGAAAAGGAACTCGCAGACTTTTTTGCGGACGTTAAAGCCGAAGTGGAAGACGATGACTATGACCTTACGGAAGCACTCGAGAAGGCATCCTTCGTTGAGCGTGGTGATGTGTGGGTTGTCGGAAGGCACAGACTTGTCTGCGGCGATGCAACCAACGAAGCCGATGTCAACCTTCTGATGGACGGGAAGAAGGCAAACCTTATCCTTACCGACCCGCCCTACGGAGTATCGTTCACATCATCGAGCGGACTGAAAATACAGAACGACTCGCTCAAGAACGAGGAGTTTTACAACTTCTTGCTTGCGGCTTTCAAGAATATGGTCGCACACGCAGAACCGGGGGCGGCGGGATATGTTTTCCACGCTGACACCGAAGGTTTGAATTTCCGTAACGCATTCTCCAACGCAGGCTTCCACCTAGCGGGGTGCTGCATATGGGTTAAGGACTCGCTCGTTCTTGGGCGCAGTGACTATCAATGGCAGCACGAGCCTGTGCTGTACGGCTTCCTTAAAAACGGCAAGCACAGTTGGTATTCCGACAGAAAGCAGACTACGATTTGGAACTTCAAAAAGCCGAAGCGCAACGAGAACCATCCCACCAGTAAACCGCTTGATTTGCTTTCCTATCCGTTGAAGAACTCAACGCAGGAAAACGCAATCGTGGTGGATACCTTTGGTGGGAGTGGTTCTACGCTTATGGCTTGCGAACTTTCTAACCGCATTTGCTACACGATGGAACTTGACGAAAAGTACGCATCGGTCATCTTGCGCAGGTATGTGGAGAACACCAACGATGCCGAGAACGTTTACTGCATCCGTGGCGGACAGCAGATACCTTACAAGGAACTCGTGAAGGAGTTAAACGAAAATGAAGAAGTTAACACTGGGCAGTCTGTTTGATGGCTCGGGTGGCTTTCCGCTTGGGGGAGTGCTTTGCGGCATTGAACCCAAGTGGAAGTCCGAAATCGAGCCGTTTGCGATTGCCGTAACGAATAAGCACTTCCCCAATGTGAAGCACTACGGGGATGTTTCCAAGATAGATGGTGGCGAGGTTGAACCCGTGGACATAATCACTTTCGGTTCGCCTTGCCAAGATTTATCTGTTGCGGGAAAACGTGCGGGTTTGGAAAACGGAGAGCGGTCAAACCTTTTCTACCAAGCCATACGCATCATCAAAGAAATGAGGAGTAAAACAAATGGAAAATATCCAAGGTTCATTGTTTGGGAAAACGTCCCCGGAGCATTCAGCTCCAACAAGGGACAAGACTTCCGCTCGGTTCTCGAAGCAGTCTGCTCCGTTAAAGAACCAGAAATACTTATACCTGAACCTGCAGACGGGAAGTGGACTTATGCGGGAGAAATCGTGGGAAACGGTTACTCTCTCGCCTGGCGCACAATCGATGCGCAATACTTCGGAGTCCCTCAAAGACGTCGCAGAATCTACCTTGTCGCAGATTTTGGAAGCGAATGTGCAGGCAAAATACTATTTGAGTCCGAAGGCGTGTCAAGGGATTTTGCGGAGAGCAGCGATACGAGGGAAGGAACTGCCAGAGGTGCTGAAACTTGCGCTCGAGCGGCAGGCTTCGATGGGTATAACGGAAGCGTAACGGGCGATGTTGAAGCAACGCTCGGTGTGAACTGCGGAATGTCCTCTGGCAGAAACGGAGTGGTTCTCAACGACCAAGGCGGAAGCCGAATGGGCGTAACCAAAGACAAGGTTGCGGCACTTCGCGCAGAAGCGCACCATCCTCCGTGTGTTATGGCGGCGGGTTTCAATACCGAGCATTCAGCGCAGTCCAGGAGCATTGGCTACGAAGAAGAAACATCACCCACGATACGAGCGGGGAAAGTCCCGGCAGCGGTGGCATTGGAAAACCATCCTACGGACAGCCGAGTAAAAATTGCAGAGGATGGCAAAGTTCAAACGCTCACTTCTCGAATGGGAACAGGCGGAGGGAATGTTCCGCTTGTTTTAAACGAAGAACAAACTGATAATGAGCTACCCGAGGTTTATGAGAATCACAGTCAAGACACAAGATATAGGGGGCCGTTAAAAGTTGCACCTACAGTAGCATCGACTTATGGTATGGGTGG